TGCGTTATCGTTCATAGTGTATTCAATAGGAGCTTGAAGTTGAATTACTTCAGTGTCGTTCATTAAAATAATGTGTGAGTTTAATGGGCGATGATGAAAGTTCAGGTCGCCACGCTCCTCCCTGTATACGCCAGTCATTGACTAGACTTTCGGATACGCATTCTTATGGATTCTTAATTGATCTAAAGTAGGTTTCTGGAAATTTCCTAATGGATTTAAAATTCTATCCAGTTGACCATACCTAAGTTTATCTCCTATGTAATCTGGACCAGATGCTAGCTCTGGATGTTCTTTCATATACTGTTCCTTCATCCAAGGTATTTCAATTAACTTACCACTAGGGTCCATTTGCATCCAAGGTGGTATCTTTAACGGTTGATTATACTCATCATGATACTTTGGTTGTGGTCCTCTTCCTTCACCGTGAGCTAGTTTCCACCCGTCTCCTACTTCACCTTCACCATAGTCTTCATCTGTTTCTGGTTCTTTAGGTTCTTTAGGAAGCAGAATAGTGTTAGGATTAATCCTTAACCCTGCCATTATGTTTGGTCTAGATGGTGCTGGTGACTTACCCGGCCTCCATGGACTAGAACCCGGAGCATTTGGATCAGGTTTATGTCTTCCTGTATCTCCGTCTGGAGGTAAAGGATCAGCCATAGATATCATCAGCTCTTTTAGTATCTTATTCTCTTGTGCAAGTCTATTACTTTCTTTGTACCATGGTTGATTTGCCATAATTAAAAGTTTACATTGGATCGTTCGAGTTTCTTCATTATCTTCTGACGGAAGGCTGGATCTCTATCGTAGCGAGGATCACTCATAGCCTCTACAACTTCAGCTTGACTATTGAACTGATTCCCATCTGATTTAGGAGCAGTACCTGTCACCATCTTACCATCATAACCTTGTGCATCTTTATATCTATAAGATAGAGATCGGACTGCAAAGAAAGCTCCTAAAGGATCTCCTCTATCCATAACTGCATCAAACATTTGTATCTCTTGTTTGTTTAAGTTATCTCCAGCCCATTGAAGCATATCTTTATATGCTTGATCACCTCCAGCTACATTCTTTAGTTCTGTAACTTGCTGTTCAGTAATTTGTGGTTTACTTTTTTCAACTTGTTGACGGAACTGAAGATGCATATCAGCTATTTCAACTGGAGTCATCTTATTTAATGCTTCAAGAGTTTCTTTTGAATACTCCGTCTGAGCTTCATCCCATAATTTATCTAGGATTCCATCCGACTCAGTATCTTCTTTAGTTTCTTTCTCTTTTTCTCCACCTTCTTTGGACTCCACTTGTTCACTATCTTCGGAGTCCCCAGCTTCCGAGCTATCTCCAGAATCTTTGTCTCCAAGTTTCTTTTGAAGTTCGACATAGGCTTTCTCTAATTCTTGTGCGTCTTTGTATTTGCCAGCAAGAAGATCATCTTGAGCCTCTTGCATAGCTTCTCCTACCTGTAGAGAATCTTGCTCTTCAGCACTTAGATTCTCCATAGTAGTTACTTCTTGATTGTTTTCAAATGTTAATGTTTCTGCCATTATTCTTCAGGTGGTGCTCCTTGTTCGATTGCTTGTTGTTCTAATTCTGCAGCTAGTGCAGGGTTTTTAGACGGATCATTCATTGGAGCTTTAGCCATGTTAGGGGCTTGCTTCACTTGTTCCATCTGCATTTCTTGCTGCATAGATTGTTGACCTTGCTGTTGTATTTCTTCCATACTCTTAACAAGATTAAGAACATCAATACCTGATGCAGCAGCTAATCTTTTAATTAGTTCTTCAGGATTAATGAATTGTTGGATAGCTTCTGGTCCCATTGTCTGAGCAAGGGTAGTTAAGAAGTTACCTAATGCTTGTACATCTTGACCACGACCAAGAGAATTAATACCAGCAACGATGGTTGGTTTAACCATTCCTTTAGGTATCTTAGGTATCTCTCCAGTCTTCTGGAATACACTAAGCTTTCTGTTTAGATATGGTACTAGGAATTCAATAGTAAGTAAACCAAATAGACCACCTAGCTGTTGTTCTAGTTCTAGCTGAGTCATCTGGACTTCTTGAGCAGTAGTTCTTTCACTATCTCTTACACTAAGTATAAGGAAAGCTTCATTTAATCTACCCTCTAATGTAGCCATCAACTGATAAGCAGTCTGGAAGTCAGCTGTCTTACCTACTTGTACTACACCTATGTCATCTGGTCTACCCTGTACAATAGCTCCGTTACCTGCAGAAGCCAGTGTCTGAGGTTTAGTTGTGCTTGAGGGTGATACAACGAAAACAACTTTTGCAGCTGCTGCAGAGCCTTCTACGAGTGCCTGAGAGAGTGCTTCAAGGGACTTAAGATCCCCAATGAATTGACCTACTCTTCCTCTACCATAAGCTTCTCCATCTACTGTGTTGAATCTAAGTGGTAGCCAGGGGGTAGTATCAACTGGTGATTTACTTTTAGAATCAGGTAATACTTTACCAAAGACTTCCTGATGCCATATAAATCTATTGTTATCTCTAGTTACATGAGTGTATATATCACACTCTTCCTTATCACCAGCAGTTTCATCTACTGAACTATCTGGTTCTTCGTCTTCATACTCCGCATCTTCGGGTAGATATTTTTCTATTAACTTTTTGTTGATTCTTTCTTTTGTGACTATTTCAATCACGTTGCCGTTGCCATCTCGTTCTATCACGAAACGATTCAATGGAAATAATTTCAGACCATCTTTACCCATGAAGATAAGAGCGTTACCAGCTACAACTAAGTGTTGTAATGCTTGGTGTATTATTACACGATCATCTGACGCTGCAATAGCCTCAAGAATGGTACGCTCTATCTTTGCAAAGGATAAATCTAATTCTGATTTTACTTCTGGTGGAAACTCTTGCCCTAATTGTGACTCATCTAATTGTAGTTTAAAGAAACTAGTCTGGGGTGGTACAAGACTAAGTGAAAGTTTACTTGCTAAAGCTACAACTCCTTTAGCACCAACTGATTGCCAAGGAGTTTGTAATTGTTTCATACCTTTAGAGGTATCTTCGTGTCCTCTAATTAGATAAGGTAGGGTTAGTTTCGCTGCATCTTCCGCTTCTGTTAGAAACTGGGAACGGTCACTGGATAAATAATCATACCTAGATTTAGCTGTCATTTTACTGTTATATATTTAATGATGAAGTTCCAATCCTTGAACCTTTTCTACCGAACCAATCTGATTTAGTTTTAAACTTAGGTTGGTATCCAGGTAGTTCGTTCTTAGTTTTAACTCCTTTAACTGTTTGATTCATTGGTCTATCTGTATCACCATAAGCTGCAGCTGCTGCTTGCTGTGATGATATTACACTTTTAAGATCAGCAATATTTTCTTTATAGGCTTGGCTTGTACCTTCCCACCCTGTCTTAAGAGTGTCTATTTGTGTACCGAATTGATCTTTAATACCTTGTACTGTGTTACCCCATTCAGTATCCCACTTACCTTTTTCAGTAGCTAAGTCAGATTGAAATTGACTTGTAAGTGTATTAGTTACATCTGATTTAGCTGTATCTATGTATCCAGCTAAGTCATCTATAGAAATATATTTTGATAGATCTATAGGGGTTGGTCCTGTACCTGCTTGTATATCCTTGTACTCATGACTACCTTTAATTGAATCATCTATCCAAGTCTTCCAAGAATCACCAACATTTAATCCTGCTGACTTACCGTCTACACCTAGCAAATGATCAGCCCAGAATTTTTTACCTGCTGCATCTGCACCATCTTCTCTACCTAAAAGATTTTTATACTGTTCATCTATATAAGTTTCATATTGGTTTCTTTTGTTAGTTGCTATGTCATCTAGTCCAAAGCCACCAGGACCACCGCCTCTTGTAACCTCAAGATCAGTTAAGTACTTTTGTAGATTAGTTATAGCACTTTGTTGCCATACATTTTGATCGTGTGCATGATCGCCTGGACCTGTGTAATCAGCTGTTGCTTGATAAGGATTATTAGCCCAACTAGAATGAGGAGCAGATGCTGCTAAACCACTAGCCCACTTCTGTAAGTCTCCTATTTGTGACGATTGCCACTCGTTTTCTTTAAGTCTAGAAGCAGTATCTCTATTATCTGTAGGTGTCCATCCAGTTTTACTAGTATCCGAAGCTGAGTATGTACCTAATCCAGAC